GTGCTTGTGGTCATGCGTTTATCCTACTGAGAAATATTTATCAGTAAAATAAACTGCATAGTTTATTAGAAAGAGTAAACACCACGAGTTCCACGATCAAATAATAGATTAAGATTATATGTTTGATTGCTTTGTGTGAATATTAATTGTGCAACAATTACAAGACCATCGTGGGTGCTACTTTCTTGTATTGTTACACGATCAATAACGCTAAATCGTGGATCATATCGCAATAGTTTATCAACATCTTTAACAATTTCGTCTTTCAATGCAGGTGTTAAGGGATCAAATAAACGATCCCATATTATACAACCAAAGTCAGGATTATGAAGTTTTTCACCCTTGCGAATGTTAAAACTGTTGAGTAAGTCCTGCACAATCAGGTTGTTATCCTGAAGTTTATAAGGACCATAATCTCTACCTACGCTACTATATCCACGATAAATGCTCATATTTTATTTACCTTAACAACTACCAGCACCAGGTGCAGTTCCCGCAGCACCACCAGGTGTTGCACCAGCAGGACCAGCACCAGGCGTTCCACCAGTTCCAGGTGCGGCTGCTCCACCAGGATTGCTATTGGTTCCGCTATTAGTAATTGGTGCAGGACCATTGGATGTTACTGAACCACTTTCGCCAGTATCCATGTTGTTATATCCAACATTAGTTCCTGGATGTTGGGCTGCATAAGCAGTTGCTTCTGATTTGCTAGCAAATCCCATATCAAGAGGTGCCACTGGAGGAGATGCTGCTTCACTTCTAAATCCAGAACCAGCAGGTGTTGGCAACGGTGCTGAATAATTTGAAGCATATACTTCTGGCGGACTTCCTGATGGAGGAACAACCATCGTATTCCCTTGATCGTCAAACGATACTTTTGGACCTTGTGATGCCATAGCGGAACTACGGTCAGCCACACTACTGGTATCACCAACCCCACCACGATCTTCATTTCCAGTAACAGGTGGAATATAAGGGGCACTGACAGTTTGAACTTCTTTCATAGGAGCATTTATTCCTATGGAACCTTCAAATCCTGTTCCCATACTGGCTTCAGTATCTGGAACCATTTTGGTTGTAACTACATTTGGTTCATACTTTGGTTCATATGGGACACCGGGATTACCATCAATAGTTCCAGTTAATGGAACATTGCTGACTGCTGTAATATCAGCACTTTCTTTTGCCAATGCTGCTGAATTGTAAGCGTTGTCTTTGATTGCAGAGGCTTCGGCAATCTGACTGTCAATTCTATCAAGTGATTTAAAATCACCTTTTGCAATTGCGGCAGAACGTTGATCTTGTAATGCGTTTATCTTTGCCCATTGGTCATCACCAATCTGCTTGTAATTATAATAAGAAGCAGTTTGCTGATTCCACGTGCTTTGATTATTTGTTGGCAACGGAGCAAGTTCTGTTTGTTCAATACCTTGTTTACTATCGTTTGCACCAGCATTTGCTGCTCTTTGTGCAATACCGTCAGATACTGGTGTATCGCTTGGTCTAGTTGGAGGCAATGGAACATTAGCAGGTGTTCCAATAATTCTTGGTTGTATTTCATTTGTAGCAATAAACTCAGATGGTTGTGGAACATTTCCTCTGGGTAAAGCACCAGTTGGTCCATCTGGACTGTAATTGGTATCTGGTGCTCTGTTCATACTTTGTGTATCAGTATTGTTATACTTTGCACCCACCAAATCTCTAGCATCAGTATATGTTGCTGCTTGAGCATCAATTCTTTCATTGGCAAGTGTCGTCTTTTGATCCTGCAATACTGTTTGATTTTCAGAAATTTGCTGAACTTTTGTATTATAGTTGTTAATATTAGTTTCACTTGCTGCAATTTTAGAGTTATAATCGTTAACCAGAATATTTTTAGTAGTGTCACTGAGGTCAGGATTGTTCTGAACTTTTTCAATTTCTGCTTTGTTTGTTGCAATAACAGCTTGTTCTTCACTGATCTTATCGTTTAATTTATTAATTTGACCAGTGTTAGTGGCTAACTGACTTTTAACATCCGATAGTCTTGATTCTGTTGTATTAAGAGTAATCTGTGCAGAATTAGCAGGTAATGGTGGACCTTCAACCTGATCTTGTTTTGGCAACTGAGGTCCATAACTTCCGAAACTACTGTCTACTTTATTTGTGCTTGGATCAACATAATTTGGGTCTTTGACATAAGTTGTTTTGGTTACAGCTTTACCATCAGAATTTGTTTCTGTAACAGTAACAGGAATATATCCTTTTCCTGGAGGGGCAGTTCCGCTTGGGGTAGGTGTTCCACTTGTTCCACTTGCACCAGTTGCATTAAGATAAGGTTGATTACCAGGCTGTATTTGTTGTTTAACATCACTTGGGTTTACTCCAAGTTGTTTACTAACTCCAGTAAGAACCTGATCGTAACTGTAACGAACTTTGCCTTGTTCAACTTGAATCATTGCAGAAGTAAGTCTTGCCATAACAGCGGGGTCTTTGGTATCAATAGGTTTATTCGGATCAAGTCCAGTAAGATTTTGTATAGTTCTTGCATAACCAGTTGGATCGTTGTTATCACCAACAGGAGCATATCTGTTAATAATCTGATAAGGTGTATTCAAATTATACTTGTCTTGATAGACTCCAACGAGTTTAGTCATAGCGGCAATACCATCTTCTGGCGATCTATAAACAGCAAAGCCGTTGTTTTGACCAATGGCAAGCGAATCATTTGCACTAAATCTAATATTACCGGGATTATTCTGTGCTTCACCCATTGCCAATCTAGTACCATCTGTTGCAAGACGACTAATTCCATTAGTGGCAACATCAAAACTCATGCCACCGCCAAATTTGACACCAATATCCCCAGTAGGTGCTGCTTGGTATTGTCTTGCACCAGCATCATATAAATTCTGTGCTGGTCCAGAACCTTGGGCAACACCTTGACCAGCAGTTCCACCTTGGAAACCAGGTGCGTATTTTGTTGGTCCTAGATTATTAGGAAGAGTTCCATACATTTGCTGATTTGTATTACTACCAAAACCACCAGCCGCACCATAAGGTCCAGCCGCTCCAGCATTTACACCAAACTGAGCACCATAAGTTGTGCCTAAGTTTTTGCCACTATTTCCAGCAGCATGACCACTCCATGGTTCATGTGTTGGCATACCTTGTGGAGCAGTTGCACTACCAGCGGCTTGTGCTGCGGTTGCTTTTTTTGTATTAACTGTATAACAAGCAGCAAAAACGTCAATGTGTGTTCCACCCAAAATTTGAACGCAACTATCACCAGTAAGATAAGTGTTTTTACCTTTAAGATGCAATCCTGTTTTACCAGTTACTTTTGTTGAACCACTGCCGCTAATGTTAACATCTTTGCCATCTAAGTTCAGGGGTCCATCACTCTTAATGTCAACCCCACCCTTACCATGAATTTGCATCTTGCCGTCAGTATCCAGCATCATGCCACCTTTGGCATACATTTTCATTTGTGTTTGACTGAATACACTGACACCACCCATAGCATCAAGTTCTACCCACGCAGTTCCAGCAGCATTGGTTACATAAATGAACCCTTTGGTATCATTCATGAGAATCATGTTACCTTTGCTGGTGCGGAAACGCATCATCTGGTTATTGCCTTGAATGTCACCATCATCCATTACAAATGTGTGACCACCTTGGCGACCTTTTACTGTTCCAGGAAAATTTGGATCATTGTCAGCGGGATTTAATTCAGGACCAGGTGTGCTTATACCAAAAACACGACTTGGAGTTTCACGCAATGCACTACTTGTTCCAGGCCCACGGTCTGGATCATTTAATAATCCTTGCTTAGTCCATATTTGACTTTGTATATCATGGCGTGGTCGAGCTTTATTAGCAAAATCTTGAAGTTCTGCTCCACTATTTTCACCTTGGTCATTAAAGTTTACAACAGGATCATTACCGCTATTACCAGCAACGTTCTTGCTGATACCAGGCAACATGTGTAAGTTTGGCCATTCTGGGATACAAGCAAACCAAAAACCTTTAAACGGATCACCGTTAATAAAAACACATAATACTTGCGATCCAACATCGGGACTACTAAACCACATACCATAACTGTGCGGAGCAGTTTGAAAATTATCAGTTCTAAGCTTTGGGTCAGGGGTAACACCATAAAACGGTGTGCTATAACTTACTGTACGCCAACTTTCTGGTTGGTCAGCATCACCACCCAATTCTGGAATCCAAACTTGCAATCGTCCAGCACGGAGAGGATCGGTATTATTTTTTACAATACCAACAAACGGACCCGGTGCAATGCGAACGCCATCTGCCGATTCATGTTTTGTATATCTTGGTGCTTTTTTACCTTGATGTCCACCTAATGCTGGCATGTTATGCTCCTATTCCAAATTGTAATGCTGATACTATATTAGGTCCACCAGTGGGTTCTAGATTTACTGGAGAAGGTGTTGTTACACTAACTGGTGTAACCTGTGTTCTTTCTGCTGGAACAGGATCATTTGCTCCAGATTTAAATCCAGGAGTAGATGGTGCTGTATCAGTTCTGGTTTGACTAGTTGGTTGAGTATTTTGTTGATTACGGACACGAAGGTTAGTAAGTTGTTGTGTAAACTTTCCGTTTTTAAACTCACTAGTAACTTTCATTACTTGATACTTGCCACTGAATGCTGAATTTTGTTCTCCATTAGCAAACAAACCAGTGTATTCATCATAATCATCTTGTGGTGCATAAAATTGAAAATAGAAATAGGCTGGTTGTTGATGATATGTGATAGTTCCATTTGGCATGGTCATACCAACTGGCATACTTGGTCCATAAAGATAATAATCTTGTTGTATCCAGTCTGGGTCACCTACGATAGTAAGTTCTAACTTTTGCAAATCCATATCATTGTCTAATAGTTTTTCCATCAACTCTGTTACACCCAAACTGTTATTGGTTTGAGTTGTGCTTCCAGAGTTTTGTCGGTTTGCAATACCGTTAGCAAATAGATATTTTGGTTTTATAATTCTAGTATCTTGTGTAGTATCTGCGGGTGCGGCTTGCTGGCTAGTTGGATCAATACCAATGGTATCGTTTGCATTTTCAGTATAACCCTTCTTTGCACCATTTCGTATTTCTACCCACATGCCAACAAACTTAAGTTGAACATCCAATACATCTGTGTTTTTACCAGTAAACATATAATCATAAATTTTTACAATACCTGGTATTTCTTGTTGGCCAAAATTTGGATGATCTAACCCGAACACATAATACTGATCAACTATGTAATTTACTTTTCTTTGGAAAAAGTTAGTTTTTGGATCAATCTCCCCAAAGTAAACTACTGGAAAAATTTTCCACATTTTTACAGGGGCATTTTTATTAGCACTTGGTTTGTATTGATCTGTCATGTAGTTTGTAACAACCATGACCTGATTAATAAAATCTATGATCTTTGTTCCAGCTTGAGCACGAAAACTACTTTTGTCTGAGCTAACTGTTAATTTTCCCTGCTTACCAGCCATAATCTGTGCAGGATTTGCCTTGTTATCGCTCATAGTAACACTTTTTTCTTTGATAACATTAGGGTCTAACAGTTTTGCATTTTTTATTTCGTCGTTTTTAAACGTAAATTTATATTCATTCGGTGTTGTTATATAACCTTGTTTTAATTTATAAGACTCGTTATCATTCAATGCCTGTGATAAACCTTTAGTAACTGTAGAAGGGCCACTAGCACTTCCAGAACTTGAACTTTTTTCGGTTGCTCGCTGTGCAGCGGCTCCACTTGCTTGTGATCCACCGCCATATGATGATGGACCATTAAACAGTTCATCAACGGTCTGTGCTTTAATTTCAACGTGGAATGGTATTTGGTTATCAAGTTGAGTAAGAGCAACATGTGTAGCTGGGCTGGCAGTTATGTTATAAACTGCTCCACGAGTTTTTTCTATTGAAAATTCTATTTTTATTAGATTTATAGGAAAATATTTTGTTGCATCAATCGTAACTGGACTGCCATAATCATCATAGCCTAAAAATTCAAGTTTTAGAACCATAAAGAGATTACCGACATCACCTTGTGCATAACTGAAATTTCCTCGGTTACACATCTTTGCAAGGCGACCCATGAAACTTACGGTGTATGGCTCCATAATATCAAATGTCATTTTTACTACATCACTGCCACGTGTTTCGGCACCATTACCAACAGAAGTTTCCATTATAACATTGTCAATACCAAGAACTGTTTTTCTAAATTCTTGAGCAGGAGTATAATTTCCAAAACCTCCATCAGCCAATATACATTCTGCTCCAGCAAGAATACTACTAGGATCAGATGTGCTTATTGATCCCAATCCTATGCCATTAATAGCATCTTTGCCAGCAGCCCATAAACTGAAACGGTAAGTGTAATTTGTATAGTTGTGTAAAATATTTCCACGAACAGAACCACCACTGCCACCCGCACTGTTTGTAGAAGAATTTTGTGTTGCATTTACAGTTGCATAATCGTTAGAACTATATTGTGTCGTGCTTACACCAACTGGTGGAGCAGGTGGTAAGCTTGGACTTGGACTTATACTAGCAGCCGCTGCCACACTTCCAGCATAACTTTGTGCCGCAGCCAAACTATAAGGACTTACTTGACTTCCGACCACTAATCCATTTTCATCTGTTTGAACTAATGGTCTGCCACTTACGCCAACTTGAGTAAATGCTGGTAAAGATTGTTGCGGGCGACTGATTGAATTGTCTGGAAGTTGATCTAAGGCACCACTTCTAAAACCAGGTGCAACATAGCTCTGCTGTGTACTTGCTGTTCCTATATCAGTTGGTGTAGTTCCAAGATAATCCACACTGGCAACACTAACATTTTGCCCAGCAACACCAGTATCTAAAAGATCATTTTTAGTTAATGTGCTTTGATTATAAGCGGGAGTATTGTTAGCAGCAAATGCTTCTAGATTTGGATCACTGCTTGTTTGTGCAATTGTTGTTACCAAATTGTTTACAGCATAATTCTGTGGACCATCTGTACTTTCTAATGGATATTGAGTTCCAATTACATTATTACTGATGGTTATATTACTTGTATTTGTATCAACTTGAACCTGTAAACTTCCACCACTGGCAGTAGCTGGATCAGATTTAACAGCAGGATTACCACCAGCATCAAGTGTAAGATAAGGATATTTTGCAACAATTGTTGCTTTATCTTCATTGGTCAACCCACCAGTATTGCTTAATGAAGTAGCCATGTTAATATCACGCTGAGCGGCATTAAACTGGTCACTCGCGGTCAAAATCTCTTGACTGCTACTGTTCTTGTTGATAGCAGTTCCAACGGCTACGCCAGCGGCTGCGGCGGTCCCAGCAATGCCCAACATAGTTAGAGCACCACTTACGGCTTCTGTGCTTATTAGTGGAATAGCGAGTGCGGCTAATGGGGCTGGCATGTATTATCCTAACACTCTATGCAGAGTACCTTTTTTAGGTAGATAAATGTATTTGTCTGACGTGTGGTCCCAAATTGGGTCATATATAACATCTGGATTTCTAGCAGCAAATACCCACCATAAACCAGGATCACCATATAAGTCATATGCCATAAGGTCTGGTCTATTCTGATAAGTTACTGGAACTTGCACAAGCAAATCATCTGCTTCTCTTGGAATACTGCGAAAGTTAATAAGATCGAGAAATTTATTATCGAACGTATCGGTTGCTTTATATGGACTAGATTGCCCATAACTTGGTTTTTGAATAGCCATTAAATCCATCCTCCTGGATATGAAGTTGAGCCACCTGCACCTGGCTTGTTATATGATATGAGATCACCTGATGCAAAATTTTGTAAACCAAATTCGTTGAGAATCTTGTTTCTGCTGTAAGTTGGCTGTAATGTTACTCTAAGGCTAATTTGTGTTGGTATCATAGTGCTTTCATCACTATTGCTATTACCAGGATCAGTATCAATATAATCTACATCATTTGGTAAACTGTAATCAAATGATTTTACTACCACTGGAATATGATCAAACATAAACTTTCCATATCCATCAAGGTATAAAACAGGAGGCGGTGTTCCAGCCAAACTGTCTTGTCCATAAAACATTTTAGTAGCACTACGGAAGAAATGTATTGCTGCTCTTGTATATTTTGCATCTGTTGGATCATTTGCAATAAACACACCTTCGATACTGATGTTATCTACCGCACTGTGTGTATACATTGGCATAGTATAGTTCGTGTGAACTAAATTTTGATTTTCATAATTTGCAGTATGTGTTACGCTTACTGTTGGTGTCAATGGAAACAATACACCACTAAACTGAGTTAATGGATCGGTAATTCCGCCACCACCAACGATATACCCGCTTTGATCTACAATCATAACACGATTTTCGTTTGGTTGACTTGCACTGTAAAATTGTGGAGAGCTACTATTAGGAGAAACATATGTTGCCCCATTTGGTAACCCATTGTTAAAAAGTCTAGTTGATCTAGGTGAACTAAATCCCGCCAGTCCAAGTGTGCTAGAAATAGGAGGCGAACCTGTTATTCCAGTTATAGCACCAGCGATGGCACCAGTTATTGCACTGTCTCTCAATGTTTGGGTAAAGCTTTGACCGCTAGTTATAGGATTACCAGCAATGACACCTGGCAAACTTGGATATGCTTGAGGTAAAGCATAAGTTTGCAATGGTGGTACTGGTCTACTGGGGTCGTAAGTATATCCATTGTATCCACTACCCACGGGATAGTAGCTACCAGCAGCAAGTCTGCTATAGTCATTAGCGGATGCTTGTGACTGTGCTTGTCTTATATAAAAGTTAGCTATCTGTGGGGTTAAATCTACCATTATTATTCCTAAAAAATATTTAGTGATTTGAATTAACTTGATATATAATAGTATCCATGGCAGCAAATACTAGAACCCCCTACTTAACAAATAAAGACCTGTTGAGAGAAATCCACAGGAGCAAAAACACTTATTGCAGTTTCTTAAACCCCGAAGATTCAGATTATGATATGATTTTGCCAAACATTAACAAAATCAATCAAAAGACTGTAGCAGAGGCAAAAAGAGCAAGAGTTGAACGATTAGGCAAACTGGCTTGGCAAAAAAGCCAGTTAGCAGGAGTAAAATCAAAACTAGATGACCATGTTGAAGATTGGAAAAAACTCAAAAAGCAAGATGTGGTATTCCGCATCGTATGTTGGGATCATATTCCACTCGCACCTGGTCGCAAAAAGTCTCCAAAGCTAACTCAAGATCACCATGTGAAGATTAACTTCCCACCATTCCAGCATTATCGCTACAATGAAAACGATGAACTCGTGTGTGTTGGTAAAAGTCACTGGGTCGGCGGTTTGCAGAACGGACACTTTGACAAAGATAGCGGTCAGATTACGCCTGGCTTAGCCCGAATGTTTATGAAACTATGTGAACGTTATGGCAGCAAAGGCAACTGGCGTGGTTATACCTACAACGATGAAATGCGTAGTCAAGCATTGTTACAACTAAGTCAAGTGGGACTACAGTTTGACGAATCAAAATCAAATAATCCATTTGCTTATTACACTGCAATCATGACCAATAGTTTTACTCGTGTTCTTAACGTGGAAAAACGCAATCAGCATCTACGAGATGACATTTTGGAAATGAATTCATTGAACCCAAGTTATACTCGTCAAACCGAAAACGCTATTAAAGCTGCGGAATCAACCAATGCAACAATAGCGGCTCAGGAAACTGATCCCGGTTTTGTAAAAACTTAAAATATTGACTCGCTGCTTTCAAATTGTTATGCTTATCAAATGAGCAACTTATTCAAAAAAGCAGCGATCTTTACAGACCTCCACCTTGGCGAAAAAAGCAATAGTCAGCAGTTCCTCACAGACTGTGAAAACTATACAACATGGTTTATTAACCTCGTCAAGTCCAATGAATGTGATATGATACTGTTTCTGGGAGATTTCCATCATAACAGAAACAGTATCAACATCAATACAATGAACGCAAGCTTGCGTATTCTAGACAGATTGGACCAAATTGGATTGCCCGTGATGTTCATTCCAGGCAATCATGACCTTTATCATAAAGATAAACGCACTGTCAGCAGCATCAAATACATTGAAAAGTTTAAGAATTTCAACCTGATAATGGATCAGCACACCGATGGTGATGTGTGTTTTGTTCCTTGGATTATTGGAGATGAATACAAAAAGATACGCAAGATTCGTGCCAAATATGTCATGGGTCATTTTGAGTTACCTCATTTTATGATGAACGCAATGGTAGAAATGCCAGATCATGGTGGGTTAAAGACAGATGACTTTACTG